GGCCTACTTGAGAGTGATGGGCTACTTGCCAGATGCAATAGCCGAATGCAGAAGGCACGCCTTCCGTGTAACAGTTAACCGCGAAGTGGAAACTGTAACGCCTGAGATAAGTCATCTACAGGCTTTAGCTGTCAGACAACGTCTGGCAGAAGGTGGAATCCCACCTATGATTCTATCCAGCGATAGAATTCACTCTCGTCCTAAAGAGGAGAGAGAAGCTTTCGAGAAAGCATTTTCTCGAATTGAGATGCCACTAAAAGGGTCGGCATCCACTGATACCTACGTGAAAGACGGAGGTAAATTAGAAGACGCAAGGCGACTTCTATTACTTGCTCGTAAGAACAAGTGGAAAATTCCGGTAAGGAATTTAGAAACTCATGAAATTCATGAGTATATCAACATCCCAGATGATGTTGAACAAGTGGATGATATATCTCGTCCACTATTCTGGATTAGCTATCAGCTAGTCCTGAACTTCTGGATCAACGAATCCAGATGGGATGAAAAGGATCGTTATCCTTTCATACTAGATTCGGGTGTGGAGTACCTACCCGAACTTATGAACGCTAAGATTGTTCATATTTCAGAGCCCGGAAAGGAACGGAATCTGACAAAGAGCCATGCATGTTTAGCATGGTTCCTTACTCCTGGTGCAAAGTTAGCCCAGAGTACACTAGCGATGTTACCAGAACATCGCGCTGGCCTACTTGAGAGTGGCCATGAGTGGAGACACCAAAAGCGTATCTCCGCCTTATCAGATGAATCAGGGTTCATCTATGATAGCTCGACGGGCAAAGTCCATCGAGAAATCCGTCAAGTATTTAAAGATTGGACGGAATCAACTGATTTCATATGTAAATCAGTAGGTTATGTGCATTTACGCACATTCCTTGAATATGTGGGGTTTCCCCCTGCATATTTACGATTGATCTTATTGACAATCGTTGAACCTCAGCCAGTAACTGAGGTTATCTCTCGCCATTACTGTGATGACGAGGTTTCTGATGAAGTCGTAAAATGGTCCGGCTTCATCCGCGAGGGTTTCATGATGGGAAACCCTATGACCAAGCCCATTTTGCACTTGGTCCATGAGTCGGAACGAGCAGTTGCGACCCTTTTCCTTAGACGTAGAGGTCTAAGGTTTGTTCCAAACTCACCGTTTGGAATGTTCCCCGATCGGGCACGTATCGATCGGAATGTCTCGTCCGCAGACCGGACGAGTATACTGGTCACAAGACCAGTTCTCCGATCTTTCGGTCGGAGTAGACCCTCGTGAGGGCCTCGTAACAGGCAAAGTTGCACTTACG